ACTTGAACGTGACGCAGGCTTAGCAGAAAACACACAAAAAACACTTGGATTTGCTGCAAACCTCATATTTGTGGGCTAAAATAGATGGCTAAAAAGAAAAATAAATGGGAACAGCCCGAAGCCCCACCTCCACCACTCTTTCTTGGTGAAAAAGAACGTGATCTTGTTAAGCAAGTCAATGATGAGCTTATTGAGCGTGTTATTGGGCAAGCAGTTGTATATTATCCAATAAGCCTAGAGCATACAAACTTCCATAAGCTATACGGCGAAGCAATAAACAAGACATTCCTGTCGCCGGTACACGTTAATGCCTTGATAGAGTGGGAAGGCTTCCAGTCAACAACAACAAACTTTGGCGTTGACCGCAGGCCAAGCATAACAATACACTTTCACAAGCGTCGTTTAACAGAAGACCAAGACCTGTATGTTCGGGTTGGAGACTTTGTTGCATATGGTGATAGTTTCTATGAAATAGTTACCCTAAATGAACCAAAGCGTCTTTTTGGACAGATCGATAAACGCTTTGAAATAGTTGCAAAATGCATCAAGGCACGCGACGGTATGTTCAACTCAAAATAAAAGGTTCTTTCGTATAATGTTAAACTATTTACTATAAATTTATGCCCTAAAAAGCACAAGTATCAAGGAGAATCCCATAAATGGCAATAGATAAATTTAATTTCGTATCTCCAGGTGTTCAGATCAACGAAATTGACGACAGCGTAATTGCACCAGCATCGCCAGAACTAGGCCCAGTTGTTATTGGTCGTACCACTAGAGGCCCACTTATGCAACCAGTTCGCGTAAGCAGCGTTGCAGAGTTAGAAACAATTTTCGGACCAACCTCAAACGGTGAAACAACAGGTCTTGATGTGTGGCGTAGTGATCTACCAACCGCACCAACTTTTGCTACATATGCAGCAAAAGCATTCCTACGCAACAGCGCACCAGTTACTGTTATTCGTCTTGGTGGTGTAGACGACCCAGGTGTTGGTTATACCGGCAAACCAGGTTGGAAAGCCGGTGTTGTGCATCAGCTATTTGTTAGCGGAACAAGCGGCTATACTCTCGCAGCCAATATCTATGCTTCTTCCTCATTAGAAGTTAAATTATCTGGTTCAACATCAGAAGTTAGCGCAAGCGGTGGTGGCGGTGCGGTAACCCTAACAGGCGGCGCTGTTAAACTAACTATTGGTGCAGAGGCCAAGACCATTAAGTTCGGTCCATCAACAGACACATCATTTATCCGTGGTGCATTCTCAACCGATCCAACCGCTTATTCTACAAATAGTTATTTTGTTGGTGAAACATTCGAAGCGTCACTTGGCACATATACTGGCGCATATCTAACAAGTAGCACTTCGCTTGCCAATTTTGAAAACGATCCATCAGAAGCTATGACTGGCTGGGTTGTTGGTGACCGAGCAGACGGCGGTGAAGCCAACAGACTATTTAGACTACACGCTGTTGGTGATGGTGCTGAGTTCTCTAAACAATATAAAGTCTCTATTGAAAATGTTCGAGCTTCTGTAAACGCAAACTACACACAGTACGGTACATTCGATGTTGTTATCCGCCCACTACGTGATAGTTCAACCGCAAACGTTCTAGAGCGTCACTCAGCAGTTTCACTCGACCCACTAGCAGATAACTATATCGCGAAAGTAATTGGCGATACAAACCGTTATTGGAGCTTTATAGATAAGAACTATGTCGAAGAGGGTTCTTACCCAACACGCTCACGCTATATCCGTGTTGAAATGGCTACAAGTCCATCATATAAGTCAGACCTACCACACGGCTTTACCATCCCATCCCAACCAACGCCAGCACTTGCAGGCGCAACACACCCAACTGTCCCACTAAAGACAGCAGATGTTAAAGTAACTGATGCTAAGTTTACACGCTTTGGTCTGCTTGCAACAGCAACCGGTTCATCAGATCTTGTTGACATTCTAAGAAGCAACAATGATACAAGCTACGCAAGTACATTCAGCACAAGATTTGTTTCTGGTACAACTTCGTATGTGTATGGCACCACTTATAACACAACTGATTTAGTCGTCGGCGGCAAGATCGCAGGCTTTGATCTTCCATTCCACGGCGGCTTCGATGGTGTTGACATCACTTCAAAAGAACCACTTGTAAATCACTCTAAGCTTTTAAATGGCACAGAACTAACAAATCCAGCATATCGTGCTGTTAAAGCCACAATTGATATGATTGCAGACGCAGAGTTCATCGACTACGATATCGTAACTATTCCAAACTTAAAGAATACCGATCTTGTACGCGAACTTGTTAATGTTTGCCGTTCACGCGGTGATTCAATTGCTATCGTCGATCTACAGGGTGACTATTTATTCCCATTCGAAAGAGTATCTGGCGATGCTACAACAGCAGTTAAAGATGAGGTTATCCAAACCGTTACCAGTCTAAACCTTGACAACAGTTACGGTGCCGCATACTTCCCAGCTGTGTATGCACCAAACGAACGCACATTCCTACCAGCATCAATTGCAGCACTTGGCGCATATGCAGGTACAGAACGTCGTGCAGCCCTATGGTTTGCACCAGCAGGGTTTAACCGTGGCGGATTAAGCGAAGGTACATCAGGCGTCAGCGTTTCAAAGACCTCAATCGTGCTTAACGCAGCCTCTCGTGATGACCTATATGCAGCAAACATCAACCCAATTGCTACATTCCCAGGTGAAGGCGTTGTTATCTTCGGTCAAAAGACCCTACAAACAACCCCAAGCGCACTAGACCGCGTAAATGTTCGTCGTCTAGTAAACTACCTCAAGAAAGAAATCAGCCGCGCATCAGCACGTATCCTCTTTGAGCCAAATGTCCCAGACACCTGGAACAAGTTCAAGAATGTTGTAAATCCATTCCTCAACGAGGTTAAAGCTCTATATGGCATCGAAGACGCTAAGGTTGTACTAGACGAAACAACTACAACTGCAGACCTTGTTGACCGTAACATTATGTACTGCAAGCTCTACGTTAAGCCAACCCGCGCAATCGAATACATCGCAATTGACTTTGTTGTTACAAACTCAGGCGCTGCATTCTCTGACTAATAAAACACAATAGGAGAATAAATAAATGCCTTTCTGGAATCAATCAAACTTCGATCCAAAACGCCAGTTTAAATTCAAAGTCGTCTTTGACAGCATAAAAGCTGGTGTATCACCAACACAATACTATCTTGCACAAATGGCAGATCGTCCAAAATGGACAGTCACCGATGGCACCAAGATCGATTTCCTCGATAAGACCTTTCACTACCCAGGAAAAGTATCTTGGGATCCAGTTACTATCACCTTTATCGATGGCGCAACTGGCGCAGACAATATGGCACGCGCAGCATATAGATACCTCTCAAACGCAGGCTGGGTATCTCCCGCAGGTATGAACGCTGGTGTCAACTCTGCTGAATTTGCAACTATCTCAAAAGGTGGAGCAGTTTCCGGCAATGACGTAACTGTTCAAGCTCTTAAGGCAGATGGTACGATTGCTGAGTCATATGTCCTGTATAACTCTTTTGTCACAAACGTTGATCTAGACGGTTTTGACTATAAGGGCGAAGGCATCCTGACAGCTAAGTTCAAGTTTCGCTTTGACTATGCAGAGATTGTATAGTAATATTTAAAACCGTTGTCTACTTATAGTATAAACTATAAGAGGACAACAAATGCCACACTTCTGGAATGACCCATCGAATTTAGCTCCTAAACAAGCTCATCGATGGGTTATTCATTTTGGTGAAGATAGGGTTTTTTTCTATGCAAAAAGTGTTGATCGCCCTTCATACAGCCTTAATACTGTAAAAGGTAAACTGCTTTACTCTCATACGGTTAACTTTCCTGGTCGCTTAACTTGGAACCCAATAAAGGTTACGCTATATGATGTTAACAGTGTGGAGAAAGAAGGACAAGGTTATGACAATAACCTATCTACACAAATATTAATATACGATAAAACTTCTGCTCTATACTCCGACCCAACTCAAGAAGACCTATTGAACATTTTTAAAGGTGTACTAGCTAGAAACCTGGGAACAGTTAAAATAATAGAAATGGACAGAGCTGGTGGCAAGCCGACCACCACAGTCTTATCTAAAACAAAGTATGATAACAATGTTGAAAAAGACACTTGGACGCTCTATAACCCTATTATAAGCGATGTATCCTATGGTACTATGGATTATGCCAATGCAGAAGTCCTTGCAATAACTTTAACAATCGCATACGATTGGGCAGAGTTAACTCCATATACGGCAAAAACAACTGTAACGAGCCAACCAGAACTAATAGAAGCTATGCCAAACCAAATTTCGTATACTGGTGCTGAATTGCCAACAATCAGAAAACCATCTGTATCTCTAGGAACTAACGAAGGTGGAGAATTTACACCAGGACTGGAAGCAGAAAATCTTACCAGACAAGCCAGAACTGGGGAATCTGGTTTAAATTTACCATCCGGCAAATCTTTTGACTTATCTAATTTTGGTAATTTCACACCTCCAACATTGCTAGATAAGCAGTTAAATAATACTCCAACACCACCAGGACAAATACCTGAAACACAGAGAGTTCAGTCGGCACTTAATAATATAATAAGTGGAACACCAAAATTAAATCCATAATACAGAAAGTAGGAAGATATGAATAATAGTTTTGATGAACGTTTTGAAAAATTAAAAGAACTAGCTGGCTCAAATCCAGCACCAGCAGTTGCAGTACAACAAGAAGTATCTCCACAACAAGTACATCAGCCGTTATCATTTGTTGTACCAACAGAGGTAGTAGACCTTCCATCACGCGGTAAATTCTATCCAGAAGGTCATCCCCTAAAAGATAGGGATACAGTTGAAATAAAGCAGATGACAGCAAAGGAAGAAGATATCCTTACAAACAAAAGCTTTATCAAAAAAGGTATTGTTATCGATAAGCTTATTCAGTCGTTGCTACTG